ACTACTGAATAATAGACAGCCACAGCTGACAAAGACAATCCACTTAGTAGTGCGAGGTATGCTATAAATTTTTCATTTAATGTGGGTTTCATAAGGATATTTATCGGCGCATCTTAGAAATGTCAATTGCTTCTTCATCACTAAAAACAGGCACAGCATTGCTCTTATGCATAGTAGCAATGCCTTTAACTTTGGTACCAGTATATACTTTAGCAGGTGCTAAGGTTGCTACACCGCCAACTGTATTAAGACTCGGTATATGTTTGGTATTAGTACGACCTACTGGAGTTTCAAGTTTATATACTAATGGCTCAGCAACCATAGCACGCCGTCGTTTGCGTTCTTCTTGTTCAACACCTTGACGTTTAAGAAGTTCTTTCCATGCTGAATCAAGTTCTCGAGAACGGCGAGCATCGTCTGCATTACGAAATTTAAACTTGCCTTTTTTCTTTCCAGTCGTGGTAAGGGCGGGCCCACATAGATGCATAGACATTATGCTAGCTCTTTATCAAAAATAATTGAATTTACAGATTCAAATGTGGTCTGTAGTTTCTTTGGCAAACCAGTCCAACGCAATATGGTGCCTGTTGGATCAATTTTAAGAGATCCTGCAACAACCCAAATTTGATAACCAGTGGGATCGATACCTGCCAGTTTTCTAACTACTCCATTAATCAAACCACTAACAGTATCTTTGCCACGGTTCCAGTGATAGGTAGTACCTTTGTTAGTCCAAACTTGTCCATCTTTGGAGTTGGATAAACAATATTGTCTTATGTTAAGTAGGGTAGTTTCAGCAGTCATAAAGTTAATCTCCTATGTATTAATTATAGCGATCTTTTACCAGTTTGTCAATGTTAAGTTTTACCAAAATACTCTTTCCAAATTTTGATAGTCCTATCTGTGTAACTTTTTAAAGATGCTTGATGTGCTTGTACATTTTCAAAAGAATGGTTGTAGGCAAGATGTAATTTTTTGGTTATATCTTCACTATCTGAATAGCTTGCACTAAATTCTGTAACTGCCCATGGGATCTCTCCAATTGATCCTACTATAGGAACCCCTTGACTAACCAAATCAGCAGCCACAACATTAAATGACTCAGTAATGCTAACCTGCATACCTATATCCATTTCATAACATAATGTTAAAAAATCTTTTCTAGATTGCCATTCATGAGTAATCATTGCATGTCCGCTAGTATTTAATTGCTCAAATAATTTCTTTATATTATCAATTACATTATCGCCTTCCATTTCTATTCGAGTAGCATTAATATGAAAGCGTAATTTCTTTCCAATTTGATTTGCAAAATCTATAGCTGCTATTGTTTGTATCATATGATTTTTTAATAATCGAATAGCACCAAAGCATCCTATATCAATATAATCTTTGTCTTTATTAATTTTTTTAGTTTTATATATTTGTGGATAAAAATTAGGTAGATAAATTACTTTATTTGAAGTTTCTTCATCTGTCCAATTATTTCTAGATTTTAAATATATAGAAATATCATGTGTGGCTCGTTGAGAATTTTGCCCAATTATAATATTTTTAAAATCTGAATATAGTGAAACTTGCTCTATTGAATAATATACTCCTGCCAAATGTATAATTTCACAATGTGATCTTCCTATCCACTTTATGTTAGGATGCATATTACATAGATAACTAAAGAATATAGGATTAACCCATAACGATTCTACAATGACATAATCGGGACAATATTTTGTAACCAATTTATTAATGCTATTCGAATTTGCAAGTATTTCAAGGGTACTATCTATTTCATTGTCTTTTAACATCTCATGAACAAACGTTGAGGCATAATATAATGTTGAACTTAACTCATCATGTATTTCGTCATGATCTCTGTGAAGTAGAAAAAGTACTTTACTCATTGTTTTAAAATATAAAAGGCCCCAAAGGGCCTTACTTACAAATCTAATTTTAGATTAGAAACTGTATTCTAGACCAGCACCATAACGTGTAGTATCTGTGGCTGCTGTCTCTTTCAAGTAACGAGCCAATACTTTAGTATTTTTACCCAAAGCATAGTTGGCACCTAGGTTATAAGCCTTAAGACCACCGTTCTCACCATAACTGGCCATTACGGATAGAGTCGGAGTTACAGTTTGATTAACACCCATGCTCTTACCTTGACTGGTTACATTAACAACCTTATTGTCAGAGTATAGACCAAACAAGGTTGTACCGGTTTTAGCAATATCAAACTTAGCACCAACTGCATCGCTTACGCTGGTTGAACCATTGTCAAAGCGAGCATATGTAGCACCAATAGGTCCAGTAGAATATACTAGGCTAAAAGTTTGTGGATTTGGTGTTCCAGCAACTTCGCTATTAGCCATTACATAATTACCTGTAAGTCCTTGAACAAGCGTAGCAGATGCAAATACTGCATTGCTTAAACGTGCTCCATGATATGAATGGATAGCGGCTGCGCTAGAACCAAACACATCACCGCCCATGGCATCAAACGAATCCAATGATCTAGTTAGAGCAGTTTTGTCACGACCAAAACCAATTGATCCCATCTTGTGTGATAGTCCAACGATAGCGTTACGATCACCAAGGCTGCTGGCTGCTGGAGCATCTACACCAACATTGGTTTCAACAATAGCAAATGCTGTTAAACCATTACCGATAGCATCGGATGCTTTGAAGCCAATACGACTTTTGTCATTGGTTAGAGATGTTACGGATGCTGCTGTGCCAACAGTAGATGATTCCTGATAGACACGAGCCATTCCGTAAACGGATACATCAGCCTGGGCGAATCCCATAAGACCGATTAATAACGCAGAGATTGCGATTTTTTTCATATTTAAATTTCCTTTAGTTTTATATAGCCAATTGACCATACTATATTATATATCTCTTTTAGACAGAGGTCAAGAAAAAAGGCTAAGTTAATAGCCTTTTTTCTAAGTTTTTATCTCACGATAACGATCCATGGCCTTTGCACGAGCAATGGCTAATCTTACTAATACATAATCAGATAACTCATCATCATGATTGTGACATCGATCATCACATGGAATTAGAGTTGGACGCCGATATGCGATCTGAAGATCTGGAAAGTCCTCAAGTGCATCATCGTCGTCATCATCCAATTCGGATGGATTACTTCTTTGCAGGCTCAGTTGTCTTTGCTGCGTCCTTGGTAGCAGGTGCTTCACTTTTGACAGGCGTTGCCTTTGCTTCTACCTTGCAGGTCTTGTCTTTAGCAGGATCACACTTAGCTGGAGCAGCAGCGGCACTAGCAGCAGGTGCTGGAGCAGCAGCTGGTGTAGCAGTCTTAGCAGGCTCGGTAGCAAAAGCAGCGGTGGCTACCAAAGTAGCGATAAGAGTAGCGATTGTTTTCATTTGAAGTTTCCTTTAGAGTTAATGAAATTTATGTTTGACATTATCAACTCGACGACATGGTCCGGATCGTCTTTCATCACAATTGGATAATCTCCAATCATAACTAGTGGGCAAATACTGTTCCAAAAACGGTTCGGTTTTATCCTCTTCCGGTTTATCGTAGTCAAGTTGTTTTTTGTCTTGCATATATATATATAACGCGGTAGCTCGACAAAAAGCATACACAATTCAAAAAAATAGGCTCCAAAGAGCCTATTGCTATTTTTGGTAACAAGGTATAACTACCTCGCCTTCTGGGTGCTTACGCAGCCATTAGGAATTTTTCATCATTTGCAGATAAAGGTTTTGCTTGATTTACGGTCATCGCCTACCGAGTTGCCGTCGCTGACTATTTGCCCAATCGATTACCAGAGCATCCCCACCTAAATATAAATCATACACTTAGGTGGAGATGGCCGGATTCGAACCGGCGTCTTGAACACATCCTCATTGAAGGGATTACAACTATTCTTTTATTTAATCAGCTCGTGTATAATTCAATACCATACCTTGGCCATATTGGGCTTCGGCAATCATTTTGGCCTGCCAATCGTTATCAGCATTGACAATAACATTAGCAGTTTGATAAGGATTCAAACGAATCCAAACATTGTAGCGATACATAGCAGACTCCTGTGTGTTGTTAAGTATTAATTATAGCAAGGTTTTACCTATTTGTCAACCATAATTTACCCAAAAAGTGGAGAAATCTGCAAGAATTGGCTTCTCCTGCCTCCCGGACTTGCACCTTCCAAAATGCTACGCATTATGCCCTTGCAGACAATAATACTTATGTCTTTGTTGGACGCCAGCAACTGACCCAATTGGCATTACTTGCAGCAGTACCACCCGGATAAGAAATGGTTATATCTCCATCGTCGGGATTATTCTTGCCGCCGCTAGGAGTTTGATTACCACCAACAAAAGTATATTTGCCATTGGCGGCCGTATAAACAAAATTTACATGTCTATAACTCCAAAATGCAATATCGCCGGGTCTCGCTTCTGCTTTGGGTACTTGTACTGCTCCCCATTTTTCTGGATTAGTAGTGATAAGGGCAGCACTGGCAGTTTGTACATATTTGTAACCTGAGTTTTTAAGAGCAAAATTAACAAATCCCATACACCAAGCAGTTTGATCAGTAGTCCATGGGTTAGCAGAAGGATATCCAAGATTACCCCATATACTAGTAATTTTAGGATTGCTTGCATGGCCGCCTTGTCCTGTTTCTCTCCATGCACCAGTTCCTGCCTCTGCAACTCTTGCTTCTAAGAATGGTATGATATCAGATGCTGTGGGATCAGTTGCTATTGTTCCTGCTGGAACAGAATTAGGATCGGCTACTTCCGGAGTACCTGCATAGTTACCTTTAACACCGTCGGCAGCAGCCTCAGGTTTATAATAAGCATTAGGTTCTCCATTTTGAGCAGCAATAGTATTATTAACTAATGTTTCAGCAGCAGTTTGATCGCCTGGAGGGATGGTTACAGTAACTGATACCGATGACATTCCAAAAATGTTACCACCTACCCCATCTCCACCGTATGGTACTACAGCTTTATTATTTACAAAAACATTTGAACTTTTATAAACATCAGTGATATTGTTACTTAAACCATCCGGTGCTGTATTAAATCCTTTAGTCGCCATATCATTTTCCTAATCTAATATTTACCTTAGGGCAATATCAGTGGTACTATCTCTATATTGGTCAGCAGCATCATGTTTGCTAGTCATCATAGCAAATATATGTGACTTGTTTAAAGTTACTTCTTTGCCATTGCCAAGGAACATCCAGGGCATTAATCCAACACCTTGTCCATTTAGTGTAACGCACATTGGTTTAACAAGTTTAACTAAATCAGCAGTTTCACTTTCAAAACGTGCTATTAATTCTTCACCGTTGATTAGTTTTAAACTAACAACATCAGCAGTGGTAAATCCTCTTTCTATTAACATTTTATTCCTTTAATTTAAGTTTGTTGTTCTATAAGTGTTTGCACACAGTCTTTTATGCTTTGATAATTCGGCGGTTTGGGAGTAATTTTTGATTCAGACAATCTAGGTAAATCTTCATAATATAAATCGTAATCAAAATTCAAATTTATATCATTCAATGCATTGTTATATTGTTGTTGGAACATAATCGCTTTTTTTATCATATGTGTATCTATTGCAACTTCTGTATTAGAAAATCTTTCTAATTCTGAATCTGCTATATTATCATATGAATCAAGCCCACGTATCAGTAGAACATAAAAACTAGCAAACTGTTCTACTATATTTTTTCTACGTAATCTTATTATTGTTGCACTCGAAAATAGCTCTGCGGGGTATTCCAACATGCCCGGATGGAATTTTAAAATATAATTTGATTTAGTTTTTACATATTCTAAAAAATAATCCCTATGCTCGTTATAGGGTTCAGTAAATAAATCCAGAGACGGGTAAATATTCTTTAAATGTTTTGCAAGAACAGTACTACCTGTTCTCGGACTTGACATTATTATTATAGGAAACTTACTACAACTAATCATGTTATTCTGTTGGTTCTTTAGGTAATTCGCACAAAGCCTCAAGTGTTTTGTAGTGATTGTATGCTTTCTTCAACGCTTCAAAGTGTTCTAACTTGGCTGGGTCTGGCACAAGTATAGCCAAACGTTTGGAGATTGTTTCCATAAACTCGCCAATATCTTGGCCATTTACTTTTACCTTGCCTTCGAACTCTGCATCACCCTTAACATTCAGTGATGAAGGGTGACTGTTATTAGTCATGGTAAGGTTTCCCCAAGGTGATGTGCTGTTGGTGGTATAAATGTAATTACCACCCGATCCAGGTATAGTCCCATATAATCCTGTGCCGCCGGCAGCACCTACATTAAGACTAGGATAAGGACCTGTTGTTAGGGATGGTATAGTTGATGCTGTTAATCCCGGTATCTGTGTTGTATCTAATGCACCCTGATTCATATAATATTCAGAGTATTGTTGAGTGGCATCTTTATATGCTTCATCAATATCAATAGGGTTGCTCATTTTAGATATTCTCTAAGTTCAGTAAATCCACCAACATATCCGTCTTCGATAAAAATTTGTGGAAGTGTACGTGCATTGGGTACTGCTTCTAATAATTCTTCCTTAGTATATCCATCACCAATCTTACGTTCTTCAATTTGATAACCTTTTGATTTTAGTAATGCGGTTGCTTGGTCACAGTAAGGGCAGTGATACTTACTCCATAATATTGCTTTCATTTTTATTATCCTCTTCTATTAATCACTGAGGTTATTTGACTAACCTCTCCGCGTCTGCGGTTGTTTTCTCTTTCCAATAAACTTATACGTTGATTTAACTCTTGATTTTGTTTAATCAATTGTTCGACTTGCTGTTCAAGTTTTTTAATTTTATCAGCTTCGATGGACATTACAGATCCGGTAATTCGTCGTACATTACACTATCACTCATTACTCCGATAACATAATTTGTACTTTCAGTTTCCTGCAATGCGCTTTGCTTCTTACCAATATTCACATGTTTATTAAACCATGGAATAGGACTTGAACGTGGATGTTCTTCGGCATACTTAATACCAATATCTTTTAAACGTGTAAATGCTGTATAATCAACAAAGTCTTTTAGAATAGTAGCATTAAGTCCGATTACAGGACCTTTCTTAAACAAATAGTCTGCCCATGCTTTTTCTTCTTCAATGACTTCCATATACATAGCATATACTTCTTCTTGGCATTCTTCTACTATTTTGGCAAAACGATCGTCATCCTTTACTACGTTGTTAATTAACCAAGCAGTCCATTCTGCGTGTAACAACTCATCTTGTAGAATCAAACTAATAATATTGCCGTTGCCGATATAGATCTTGTTCTCAACCATAGCTAAACTTGTAGCAAAACTAACCATAAAGCGGAATGCTTCTAAAGCATAGCTAGCGTTAAGTGCTAACCAAATTGCTTTGATATGCGTTTCTTCACTAACAGTTTTTGGATTGATTTCCTTGAAACAATTTAGTTCATGTAGTTTATCATAATATCTACCTATACTTGCAGACATTTCTACAATTTCCTTGGTATTATGAATTTTATTAAATTCTTCTTT